TCTTTCTTAGTATCTGCCGTGAATGACACTCTGATCGGCTTGCCAGTCGGGTCCTTCCCTAAGTACGCCAGCACACGCCAAGACCCGGACGGCAATTTCTTAGCATTCGCCATGTTTTTTCACCTTCCTTTGTACTGCGTATTCAAATATAATAATACTGAACATGATGAATCCCCTTTTTTCATTCATTTTTGAGTCTCCTTAATCCCTCCTTACTTTGTTGAGTTGTGTGCAGATTTCCCCGTGTTGGTAGCACGGGGATTTCTGTTTTTCCCGTTAATTACCCTAAAAGTTCTTTTTTAACGTACTTCTCCATTTTGGTCTTCATCAATGTGTAAATTTCCCTTCTGTCCTGTTCAGATAATGAAATATACATATTAGTTACATCGGAAAGACCGGGGGCTATACTGTCACGGATATTATCCATCATTTTCTGATAGGCATCCTGATTGAGTTTGAATGTTACAACTCTCAATTCTTCCAACGGAACATGGAAATAATCCGCAATCTTTGCAAGACGGTCGGCTGAACAGCTGCCGCCTTTTTTTAGTTTGCCGATCGAGCCACGACCGAACCCCAATTCTGCTTCCAGCTTTGTTATTGCAATTCCGTGTTCTTTACATAGCTTTTCAATTTTCTCATATGTTGTGGTACTCATACTGACACCTCTTTTGTAGAATATCCGCTACGTTTACCCTTGACATGTAGAAAATCAGCTATATAATAATACGTGGGTGGTAGAAAAATTTCTACTTTTCCAAATGGTAGCGAGTATTCAAATAGTTTTTGGCAAAACAATTATAGAATACTTTCTACGTTCGTACAACACAAAAATAGAAAGTGAGGTGAAAATGTGATTTTTCAGAAAATCAAAGAACTGGCAGACAGGAAAAACATGTCAATCCGAGAACTTGAGCGGCTTGCAGGACTAGAGAACGGAACAATCGGAAAGTGGCGAAATTCTATACCAAGATTTGACAATATTGCTTCTGTCGCCAGCGTACTTGAAGTTCCGCTTGAAACCTTCATAGGGGGTGGTGGTACGGATGCCGAAAGTTAAATCTGCAAACTTAGATCGTCAGAACCGCATTCGGGGATGGATACAGTACGGCAAGACCGTTCACAACCTGAAGCATGACGAACTGGCAAAGCGAATAGCAATGCCGCCGACCACGTTGTCGTATCGGATCGCACACCCAGAAACATTCCGGCTTGAGGAATTCTGGCGGTTGGAAAAGGTAATCGGGGAATACAAAGAGTTCTAAAGGGGGAACAGGGGAAATGAAAGAAATGATAAGGGGAATGATTGGTAGTTTTTTGATTTATCTTGCATTGCCGGATGTTGGACTGACCAAGCCGCAAACCGTGCTGATTCTGATTGTTGGATGTGGCATCTGTACGGCGTTTATATGGTGGCTTCAGGACATCGCAGAACGCCGCCAGCAGAAACGGAAAGGGGAAAGGTTCCGGGAATTCCTGAACCGCACAACATTATGATTGTAGCATTTTTACGGGCAATGACGGACAATCCGCCGTTGTTTATAGCGGTTTCCGTGCTTGCCTTGTTCGGTGCAATTATGGCACTGGAACAGCTAAAGAACTAAAGAAGGGGGTTCATCATGACAAAAGAACGGCTATTCTATTTAATTCATCTGGTGGACAGGTTGAATCATGAAGTTGATGTTGCCTCATCCATCAGCCATGAAAAGTTTGATGACAGTATCCACATTACATTTTTCTATGTGGGCGAAGTTGTCAGTCATATGTTTTATGTCAACACACACACCGAAAGCACATGGGAAGCAACGCACGGTGACACCGACCTTGTAAAAGCAGAATGCTTCATGTGGATGCTTCTGAATTCCGCCAAACATTACGCACCAATGAGGGCTGAAGCATGACGGCCCCGGAATATGTGCCTGACAACTATGACCAGTTCGAAAGGTACGAACGGGAACAAGCCGAACTGGAAGCACGCTGGCCTAAATGCCCATTGTGCGGTGAATTGCTTGAGGACGAAGCATACCGCATAGATGACGCATTAATCTGTTGGGACTGCGCACACGATTGGCTGGAAGAACAAAAAGAAGCGGTTGAAATTGACATGGACGAATAAGGAAAGGAAGAAAGACATGGGAAGAGTTGTAGGCGTTATGGGTGAGTCCGGGGCCGGGAAGACCACGGCAATGCGGAACTTGCCGCCAGCAGAAACCTTCTACATTGACTGTGACAAGAAGGGGTTGAACTGGAAAGGATGGAAAAAAGACTTTCAGAACATCATGACCGGGAACGTGGAAGCAGATAAGGGTTATTACCTGAGTTCCGATCTGTTCGCCACCGTATCAAGCGCACTCCGTCACATCAATGAGGACGACAAATACAAGCGCATCAAATACGTTGTGATTGACACGCTGAACGGCTTGATGGTCGCAGAGGAAATGAAAATCCTTGCTATGCAGTTCAGGGACAAACGGAGCGCATGGAGCGACCTTGCACAAAACGGCTGGGCAATCGTCAATCAAGCGTTGGAAATGCGTGAGGATGTGACCGTCATTATCCTATGCCACTCTGAAACCATTTCAGATGATAACGGCATTATCCGTACCCGGATTAAGACGAACGGACGGAAACTGGAAAAACTTGTGCTTGAGTCCAAGATGACCACCGTGGTCTGGGCCGTCAGACAGGATGGGAAATACAAGTTCATTCTTTCCGCTGATGATAGCACCTGCAAGGTTCCGCTTGGGGCCTTCGAAGCGGATGAATGTGACAACGACATAATGATTGTTATCAAAGCACTAGAGGAGTATTAAGTGATGAAATCCGTTATAGCCGCCGACCAACTAGCAGAAATGCTTGGGCTGGATTATCAGACACCCGACTCCGTACCCATTAAGGACAAATAAGAAAGGATAAACGCATGAAAAAGTTTGACAAATTCGAAACAGCAAAAATCAAGACTGGGAGCATCTTTGACCCACTGCCGAAAGGGGCGTATGTTCTCAAAATCCTGAGAGCCGCCGAGGAACAGAATAAGAACAGCGAAGGCAGCCACATTAAGATTGCTTTTGACATCGCAGAAGGCGACCAGAAGGACTTCTACAAGAAACAGTTTGATGCGAGTACAAACGAAGACAAACGCTGGCCCTTTGACGGTGTTATTAATCTTGCTGTCCCTGATGACAATTCACCGCAATGGATGATTGACAGCTTTGGAACCTTCGTGGCGATGCTGGAAGAAAGCAATAGCGGCTATCACTGGGATTGGGATGAAACCAAGTGGAAGAACCTTCTGATTGGCGGCTTGTTCCGCATCGAACAGACGGAAAACAACGGCACTGTGTACGACCACACACGGCCTTACTGGTTCCGATCGGCGCAGTCCGTCCGGGAAGGCAAGTTCGGAAGACTGCCGAAGGACAAACTGATCCAGCAGAAGACCGCCGCCGCTCCGTCCGATGCGTTCATGGCTGTTTCAGAAACGGAAGCGGACGAAGTACCGTTCTGATGGACAATTTCGAAATTGACGAACTGATGCGTTCCTTCACGATCATCTGCGACACAAGGGAACAGCCAACGCCAAGAGCCGTCCAACGCTATCAGGCTTTCGGCGTGGACTATTCCCGGGGGACGCTCAATTACGGCGATTACTGCGCAAATATCACGCTTCCGTCCGGGAAAAAGCTGATAGACGCATCGGGGCTGATTTCCGCCAAATGCGTGGTAGAACGCAAGATGAACCTTGACGAACTTGCTTCTTGTTTCACCCGGGGCCGTGATCGGTTCAAACGTGAATTTGAACGTGCCGCCGAGAACAACGCCCGTGTTTTTCTCCTGTGCGAGGACGGAAGCATCGAAAAGATACTGCGTCATGATTATAGGAGCCGGTTCGTCCCGAAAGCGTTTCTTGCGTCAATCGTTGCTTGGAATATCCGCTACAACATGCAGTTGCTGTTCTGTACGCATCTTTCAAGCGGCTTGCTGATTAAGGAAATACTCTTTCGGGACATCAAGAACCGGGCCGAAAGGGGGGAGTTCGATGGCTGACAAATATGAAAGCGTGGTCATGTACGGCAGTTGGTTGGAAATCGCAAGAGCCAAGCTGCCCGAACCAGATGTCTGCCGTCTGATGGTTCAGCTTATGGAATACGGACTATCCGGGAAGGTTCCCGACAATTCCGACAACATAGTAATGGACATTATCTTCGACATGGCAAAGCCGAACATTGACAGCAATATCCGAAAGAAAGTGAACGGTCGAAAAGGGGGCCGCAAACCGGGTGGACAAGCTGGAAATCAGAACGCCAAGAAAAACGAAGAAAAACGAATAACCTATGGTTTAAGCAATGACAATGTCAATGGCAATGCTAATGCAAATGCCAATGACAATGTCAATGCTAATGGTAATGCTAATGCCCTTCCTGCGGTCGGCGGCGGTTGCTCTGGGAAGGACGCAACCACCACCGCCTTGGAAGGGGAGAGCATCCCGGATTGGATGCTGGATGATTACGAGGGTGACTAATGAATTACGA